CGCAATTATCGTCAGTTACTTGTGTTCCTGTCGATATACCTAAAATCTGTGTTTGAATCGCGCCTGCTACACCAAAAGTACAAAGATCCGAGTTCGATGTATTAATCGTCGGAGTAATTGCTGAGGCCGGTGGCGACTTCAAAGTTGTCGTAGTATTGCCATTCGTCGTTACAGTACTGTTTGATGTAGAATCCGTACGAATTACATCATCTGGTAACGTGCTATCTGTACCTTCATCTGCTTCTTGAGCGAATGCAGATACAGACAAACCTAGTAACAATACTAGCCCTAGTTTTTTTAATACCATAATATTACCCATTGTTTCCAAAAAAATCCATGCACTTACAAACGTATAGTCTTCATAACTATTTATCAAATATTATTCTACGGTAGTCTTTTTTTTGACGGTGTAACCGTCACAATGTTGACAGCTAGTCAACAAAATGACTATTTTTGGAACATATTTACATCTTGACTTTCATAAAGACTGATAAGTTGTTCGTATTCGCGCAGCACACCAGGTGGAAATTCAAAATCAGGATTGTAACGGCGAGTGAATTCCATCTCTTTTACGAGACTATTCAATCGCTGTTTTTCCTGAAAGTTGTATTCCAAAGGATGCAGTTTTTCATTGGCTTCCATGTTAAGTTCCTAAAAATTTTGAAAGGAGTTTATCTCCTCTCACGTTGATCCAGTCTGTAGCGATGTTAAGCCCTTTGAGTGTGTAAACCCATGCTTCCCATAACAGTACTGGTATAATTACTAGCGCAACTTTTGCTAAGTACAACCACTCAACATCAGTTAAGAAGTTTTTGATTTTGTTCATACACATTCCCCCTATGTGTTATCACCATCAAAATATTTCACCTTGCTCTTATCAAATACTGATGTCGCTTTACGACCCCAGCTACCGAACAGATATACTGCCCATCCACTAAATCCTTCTTCCCAAGGAAGCGCGATTCGACGCTCTTGTCTTTTCTCCTCGTTGAGATGAACTGACATAGCAACCACAAATACTGCGAAAACTATGAATAAGATTTGAATGAATAATTCAAGTACGAACATGCTTGCAATCTCCTCTATAGATGAATCCTGGGCACGAACATTTACCGTCCAGTATATTATATATCTTACCGCTAGATCCTACAACTTGCTTTACATTTGGGTGGTACACATCGGTACGTTCACCGATCTTTTTAAACTTACGACGAGTCTTACTGAAAGCTTTCAAGGGATTCTTAAAGACCTTGTCGTTGTACTGGACTAAGTGTCCAGCACTGTTGACGTGGTAAATTCCATTTTGAACTTGATGACCAGCTTTAGACCAGTCAGTCACTTCTTGTAGAATTTCAATCATCATATTCCTCATTTTCTCGTTCACGAACTGCATTGATCATTTCGATGAGCTCTTCAATTTCTCGAGCATCACGTTCTGTATCAAGCTCTAATTCAATTTTGATTTTCATCCTATTTCCTAACGACGGTGAATGTAGACGTCGATTCGCTTAGAGTTTGCTAAACCTCCGACTACATCACCTTGTGAAGTATAGGAGCGATTGTTTTCTTTTCGAATGGCCTCTCGACCTTTCAATGAAACACGATACTGAAGTGGAAACCCACGACGATCGACGGATCCAGCTTCTCGTAGTTGCTTATTCATTACAGCTACAATATCCTTAATCTCTTCGATTTGCATCATGTCAGAAGAACATTCCGTATATGCACTTCCAATATACGAGTTTGAATTTCGTTTTGTCATATTTACTCGTTGCATTACATTACTCCTAATTAATTAAAAAAACGAGGTAGCTTACGCTACCTCTGCCATCTCAACCGCAAGGTCAAGAGCATCAAGTTTACGCTTAGCGTTGACTCCGAACCAAGCTGAAGTAGCTCGAGCATCGGCTGATCGACCAAGTTCATGGTCAGTCAAGTAAGTCACTGCGTTATAAGCGTTCCACCAAGAACCTCGTGCAAAGTCAGCACCTGGTTGAGTATCTACAATCTCGAAGGCACGTTCAGCAGTTCGGCTGAGTGTCCTGTGTTCCTGAGAAGAAGTACCAAAGATTTGTCCAAGGAATTGCTTGAAAGACTCATCGGTATAACGCTTCTTGCCTAGGAATGCAGCAGCTTCTTTGAATTGCTCAATTCGATTATGAGAGATTCCAAGAGCAGTTTTTACCGCTTCAGCATCGAACTGATTACGGTGAGAGACACGTATTGCAGGCTGACCTTTTTCTGTCAATGCCATCGAAAGTGTATTGTTACATACCACTCGAGTCATAACAAACTTTACATCAATACTTTTGCCGTAGCGATGAGGGTTTGAAAACAAGAGGTAACCTTTGACTTCATCACCACCGAAAAGCTCGAATCCATCTCGAACGTCAGCAGCAGCGAAGACAATTTGTCCGTCTTTAAGCGAACCAGCGGTATCCATTACCATATCACCAGCTTTAACGAAATCGTTGAAGAAGTCGAAAGCTTCAGTGTTTTGGCAAGGATTCCAGTTTCCACCGACATTAGTAAGGATCTTCTTGTCAGTGTCACGAATCAATGTTTGCTGACCAGTTTTAACCTGTTCACCATCGATGTCGATGTAAGAATCTTTGAGAGAAACTGTCCAGTCAAGACCAGCAGCTTTCATCATTTCACGAGGAGTCATGTCGTCTTCGACAGGAGTACCCATACCGTGCCAAGGCACACCAGAAGATAAGCGGTAAGCCATTTGAGCTTCGTTGTTGATAATTTCTAATTCATGCATAATGTAGTTTCCTAATCAATTAATTTATACTGCCTATTCTATACTAGTTCAAAGCAAATGTCAACTGTTTTTTTGCATTAAAAGCAATTAATTTCACTTTGTTGATCTTTTGCATCATATAGGTCCATCTTCAACTCGTTCAGAGCTACAAAGACTTTCATATCGACTGCTCGAGGATTAACTGACAGACATGAATTGATGCAGTTTTCTGCTGCACGAATAGCTGCCAGCTTTTCATCGATGCTTTGAATTACGATTCCAGCTTCACTCACCACTCTTTCCTCCTAAAGGACTGTTGTTGTATACGCCCACCGCTGTAACAGCAGAGTTCGGAAAAGCGTATGGGTTACGCTCAACGAAGATCAAAATCTCGTCGAACGGCATGTTAAGGAACTCTGCTTGCTTTTTGATAATCTTAATAGCTGCATTTACAGTCATTATGCTACATCCTCCATCTCTTCACATTTCTTGAAACCGAACATAGCAACTTCATACTTCCCATCTTCAGTAAACATAACGTCACCCATCGAAGTAGAACGAAGACCGTAGCCACCTTCATGAAGTGGAGCCACTCGAGTAACGTTAGGATTGAAGTCACCGTTATCTTCGATGTCAGTACGTGACCAAGAACCTGCAATGTTGTTAGTCCAACGATAAGCATACTCTAAAGCTTCCATTACATCATCCATAGGAGCTTCTACTACAGCAACTCGAGTAAAGGTAGCGTTGTCACCGAGGTGCATGTTTTCGTTGTGGTATACTGTTACTCTCATGTTTAATTCCTTATCAATTAATTTATGAGTACCATTCTACCCTAAAAAGCAACGGTTGTACACCGTTTTGTGCAAATAAATGCACTTTTTTTAGATCATTTTGGAATAAAGATTGAACTTGTTAGATCAAAAAGTTATAAGCACGTGAAGCTACTGTTCCCAATTTGCGTCCAACATCTCCTGTGCCTGATGTAATAAGGTTACGTCTGCTTTTGTCAGAATGTTGAGCATGTACTGCTTCTCGAACTTAAACTTGGAATGAAAGAATTTTTGGTCGTATCGGACAACTGATGAGACGTTAAACATCATATCAGCAACTTTGATTGTCTGAGACTCGGCTGGCCCCAGAGCGAAGTGGTCTGCATCCATCTTTTTTCGGAAGGCTCGGTTGCCATCTTTCTTTTCGGATACATTGGTACAGTAATGAACATACATGCCAATCTTAGGTCCAAATTGGTCACATATTTCATCGATGGTTACATTACAATCTTCTACTACATCATGTAACAAAGCAGCAGCTATCATGCTGGGCGTATGCTCAACAGTCTCAACTATCTTAGCTACACCTACAGGATGAACAATGTAAGGCTCACCTGTATATTTTCTACGCTGATCTCCATGTGCATTGATAGCAAACATGAGCGCGTCATTAACTAGTTTTTTATCATTCATTAGTGGATCGTCGGATTTTCGATTTCTTCGTGGAATAGTTCATCCAGCATATCATGTGTATACTCTGAATGACCGGCTTTAATAATGTCGATCACATCTGGATATTCTGACTCAGACTCTACTTCTAAAATATTTAGATAGTTACGCTTATTGGGCGCGAATGTGTCACTTATATATTCCAAAGCAATATATGAATCCGTGAAAGAGCATGCTGATGTTAGACCGAAAGGATTGTTAGCAGCAAAACAGGCATACAATTTATCTTCGTCTGTTTTACCTAGATCACTGCCCGAGTATGTTCCTAAGAATACACCCATCCTATCATCAACTATTATGTACCTTGTCTTTTTCATAGAGGTTTTTGTATGCCTCCCTTACAGCTTTAAAGTGTTCAATGTATTCCTCAGTGTCGATAACAAAGACCTGAGGCTCGGAATCATCTACTCCAATAAGGACTACACCTTTACGGATAGGAGTTCCTGTACGCTCTTCGAATGCTTTTGCATAGAAAGAAACCTGCATAAAGTAATTCTGGATCTTATCAGGACTTTTAAGTCTACGTGAGGTTTTGAAATCAATGACTGATAACTCACCTTCGAACTCAGCGATACAGTCTACTTGACCTGCGGTCTGAAGTTCATCACTATAGAGGAAACACTCCTGGAACCATATATTATTTATCTTTTCATCGAGTAGAGGTTTCATGGTGTTAAACATATGAATGTTTGCAGGCATGTGCTTTTTAGAATAGTCTTCTTTATTATCAATGTAGTCTTCGCAGAGTTTATGAACTGCGGTACCACGGCCTGCGGCTTGTCTTGAGATTTGGTTGGCTTTATCTTCACCTACTCGCTTACGCCATTCCATTAGTTCCTTCTTACCAAGGATACCAAGAACGGTTGTAACTGAGGGATAGGCTTCGCCGGTGGGAGTAAAGTAACGACGTCCAGCTTCTGTCGTCTTGCGTGTTAAGGTTGGTAGATCAATACCATGGTCTGCATGGGTAAACATAATATAGCCTTTTCAATTTGAATGTACCATTCTATCACAGCGTATTGCAATTGTCAACTGTTATTTTAGCGGATTGTCACCATAACGGTGAAAAAGTATATACTAAGTGAAAAAGTAGATACTTAGCCAACATCGACTGTACGTGAGTCGCCTGAACTAAATACGGTACGAAACTTCGAAGCATCCTGAGACTTTTCAAAGAAGATTGTAGTATGATTATCGTGTAGGGCAGTGGTCCAAGAGCGTGTATCAATGTTTTCGTTGAGCCACTCTACTTCTTTTGTAGAGTCTCCGACGACTTTGACTCTCACTGTCGTAGTGCCGCTGATCCAATTTAATCTGTGTTGATTGATTTCTTGTAACATATATTAAGTTGACTGCCTCCGTAGAGGCAGCCCCCTCCTCCTTTATTATGCTACGGCTGAAAGCTTAGATTCAAACCGTTCTTTAGCAATGATGTATTCCTTTACGAGGCCTGAGCGAACAATATCCTCGACTCCAAAGTTTACTAAACTGAATGAAGGAATACGTTTTAGTACGTTGATAAAGCTTACGAGACCTGAGACATCGTGTTTATGTCTGGTTCCAGCTAAATCATCTTGTCTTGTGTCTCCGCAAAATATAATTTTAGAAGACTCTCCTACACGAGTGATAATGCTATCAAGCTCGTGATATGTCATAGACTGGCATTCATCTACAACGATTACTGCGTTGTCAAACGTCAAACCTCTAACGAATGAAGACGTCATGAACTGCACTTGACGCTTTTGTTTCATAATTTCCCAAGCGTCTCCTCGACCAAATAGATCATTTACAATATCAGCATAAGGTGTCGCGTATACCGCTTCCTTTTGAGCTTGTGAACCGGGCATGAATCCCTGTTCTCGCGTTTGGACTGCAGAACGGACTATGATGACTCTCTCATATCCTACTTCTTTTAAAACATCCTGTAATGCTAAATACATAGCACACATTGTTTTACCAGTTCCTGCCGTACCAATTGCAGCTAAGTTATAGCCTGATTTGTATTGATCAAACATATCCTCCTGTGTTGTTGTTATAGGTCCGAGTTTTCGCATGCTAAATTTGGAATTAAGCGTTCCTTGTTCACGATCTCTGCGTCTTTTTTCCTTACTGGTTAATCGACGTGTTTTTGACATATGCAACCTCCTTAATCCGATATCAAAGAGAAACAACAGTTACTTCCAATCGTTTACCTTGTTACCGGTGTATGATTTATTGTTTTTCATAGATGTAAGTAAATCACGAAAGCCTTGGTCGGGTTTCATTCTTCCAAGGCGCGCGGCCTCAATCACGGGTTGACCGCTAGTTATTATAGATTCTAGGTGAGGATTTTCTTCGAGGAATTCTAGCTTCTGCGAATAAGACATGATCTTATCGAAGGTTTCTTGAGTTTCTTTGTCTCTAAAAGAGTATGTTGGCATGTGGTTCTCAGTTAAGTGCTTATGAATTTATTTATATTAACCAACGATGATTTCGTAGATTTCTTTCCAATTTTGCACACGTTCATAGTTGAACACATCTTTGACGTCTCGGTTATGTTCGTGATCTACGAGGATCGGAGTTAATCCTACCTTGGAGCCGACATAAGCATTCTCAGGCTTATCTTCAACCCAATAGCATTCTGAATCAGCGTAGATAGCAAGAGCTTCGTCTTTATCAGCGCCAGTATCGAGATACGTATATCTCTCGAATGCAGTAGGTCCAAATAATTCAATTAGGTTTTTGGTACGGAGATGTTGAGCATAATCGTCATTACTTAACGACGTAATAGCGTGAAATATGTAACCATGATCTTGATGAAGTTTCTTTACATATTTAATTGCATCTCGTAGTGGAGGTATTTTACGAATCCAAGCCGATTCGTTAAACATTCTGACTAGCTTTCGGGATTCATCCCTATCAATATCATAGCGATTATCGATATGGTACGTGTCAGTCCGTACCTCTTTGTAGCCGTGACGAGCCATCCATTGGTTGAATGAGTATGCCCAATCAAGTAGGACACCGTCACAATCTACAAGTATTACTTTTTCTTTAATCATAAGACACCTTAGTCATAATCACGAAATTCTTTAAAGTTTCCAAACTTTTCCTTGTATTTAGTTTGTCTCTTATCTTTTCGACGATTCTTTTTTTGTTTATCCTTGATGCGCTCTTCGCGGCGAGAGTTTCCCCAATCATCAGCATCTGAATACGAATCACGGATGTCCTTATAACGCTTTGCCATGTTGAACCTGTTTCCTTAATTAATCTTAATCATATCTGTGAAGAGTGTAGGAAATGCCTCTTCGAGTGTTTTTCGAGTTAAGCCTTTCACTGGCTTATGACTTAACATGTTATTTGCTAAAAGCTTAGCATCATCATTATCAACGTCCTCTAAGAGGCTGATGAATAGTGATTCTCTTTTAACCTGTCGCAGATCGTCGTATCCACCACCTTTTACAAATATACGTAAGCGGCGAGCTTCTCGATAAAGCATAGTATGTGCGTCAGTTAGTTTATTTAGTTTCCAAGGTGGAGGAGTTTCCGGCAATAGAAACTCAATATCCTTGTCGTAGATGAGGCGTAGTACAGTGCGCAGAGGTTGCGTATCGTTTGTATGCAACACCTCAATTTTTGCATTCTTAGTCTTAGCTTTAGCCACCTCTGCAAGAACTTCAGAAATCGATAGTCGTATCATATTAAAAATCCTGTATGTCAGTAATAAGATTCTTGAGCTTTTTCTTTACGAAGAAGTTGAACAGATGTTCACGACCAATATCCTTCTCGATGTTGAATTGCTCAAGAACTCGTTCTTTGTATTCGGAAGGTATCTGAGAAAGATCAATCATTTTCTTGTTTCGATTATATCTTAACTTTGTTTCTTCATCCATAGAGCCTTCAGGATCACCTAAGAAAGCAGTGATACGCTTCTTAGTCATTGGTCGCTGTCGTTCACCGATAGCTAAACAGTTGTCGCTGCTTAGAATATTCGGTACTCCGTCACCAACATCACCTTTCAACACATGTTCATCGAG